ATGTAAGGTTTGAGTTTGGAGATATACTTATTGACCCAGATGGGATAACAAGGCACGGTGTCATGCGATTCCGAGCCATTATATTAGGAACTTCTTAACTAGCTGTTTCTATAAAATTAGGTCGCCAGAAGGCTTGTTTAATTAGAGAGTAAGTAACTTATGCTCTCTTAATTGGAGAATGAATATGGCAGCACAAAAAGGTAGTGCGATGCTTATGAAAGTCGGTAACGGTGGATCACCTGAGACTTTTACAACAATCGGTGGCTTAAGATCAACAAGCCTTACAATCAATAACGAGTCAGTTGATGTTACTAACAAAGACAGTTCTAATAACAGAACAATGTTAGCGGCAGCAGGTGTACAGTCTATTAGTGTTTCAGGCAGTGGTGTATTTACAGATGCAGCCAGTGAAGCAACTATCAAGACTAATGTACTAGCTGACACTATAGATAATTATCAGTTCTTAGTTCCTGACTTTGGTACATTTACTGGTGGCTTCCAAGTTACATCTGTTGAATATGCAGGTGAGTATAATGGAGAAGTTACTTACAGTATGTCTTTTGAAAGTTCAGGTGCGATTACGTTTGCTACAGTCTAATAAATGGCTTGGCAATCAGTAACAGTCAAAGGTACTAAGGGCGACATCCCTGCTATGCTTAATGGGGATGTCCTTGAAGTAGCCAACCAGTTAGGAAAAGACCCATCTGACGTAAAAGTAGATGGTAAGTCCTATAAAGTATCGTCTTGCTCACTAGATGAAAGAGACGATGTATTAACAATCAAACTTGCAATGGCAAGTACAAAACAGGAGAAGTCAGATGACAAACCCACTAAAGGGCGAGATTGAAATAGATTTAGGCGGTCAAACCTATAAAACACGATTGACTATAGATTCTATAATCCAAATAGAAGATGCGGTAGGTTGTGGCATTATAAAGTTGGCACAAAACATGGGTGAAGCAGATATCCGTATGAAGGATATTATAGCTGTATTATTACCTGCCATAAGGGGTGGAGGTAAAGATGTGCAAGAAAATGATGTTAAAAAAATAGTACAAAATGCAGGTTTAGTTCCTTCAACTAAAGCTGTAGCGGAAATCCTGACTGGCTCTTTGATGCCAGATGATGCTGTTCCAGAAGAACAAAAAAAGGAGTTAGGGTAGATGATAAACTACCCATAAAAAGATATATGCAGATTTGTTTTGGAATGATTGGTATGCAACCATCTGAGTTTTGGAACAGTTCTGTCTGTGAGATCAATAATGCTATAGAAGGCTTCACAGAATTTCACACAAGCGAACCTGAACAACCTTTATCTAAAGATGAGCTAGATAATTTAATGGAGTTATACCCAGACTAATGTCAACAGTTGATCAACTAATTATAGAAATAAAGGCAGAGACAACTAAACTGCGTAAGGGCTTGGATCAAGTTAATAGAAGCCTTGATGTGACTCAGAAAAAGTCTATGACTGTCACAAGTTCTTTTAGAGGCTTGGGTAAGGCATTTGCTCTTATAGGTGGTGGTCTTGCAATTAAAGGTATAGTGAATACCGCTAGAAGTTTTGAAGATTTAGAAGCTACACTTAGAGCAGTTACTGGATCAGCACCAAACGCTAAATTAGCGATGCAGACTGTCACAGAATTTACCAAAACGACACCCTTTCAGTTAAAAAATGTTACAGAATCTTTTATTAGGTTTTTCCAAGCAGGTATAGAACCCAATGCAGAAAATTTAAAAGCATTTGGTAATTTAGCGGCAGGTATGGGAAAAGATATAACCCAACTAGCACAAGCCACCTTCAACGCAACGACTGGCGAAATGGAAATGCTCAAGCAGTTTGGTATCAAAGCAAAGCTGATGGGGGATGAAATTGAAGTAAGTTTTGAAGGACAAAAAACAACAATAGACCGTACAGGGGAAGCTATAGGAGAATTTTTATTAAATCTAGGTAGAACTAGATTTCCTACAGCTATTGAAGAAAGATTAAATACACTCTCAGGTGCAACGTCAAATCTACAAGATCAGCTAAGTTTAGCATCTGATAGTATAGGTAAAGCAGGCTTAAATGAGGCTTTGACTAATTTAGCAAAAACTTTATCAGATGGTGTCGCAGGGACAACTGATTTTACGGAAGGATTAGGAAAATTAGCAGGACATCTAGTCAACATAGTCACTTTTGCTTTGCAAGCAGCAAGCAAATTAGGTTTTTTTATTGATCTTGTTGTAAGAGGTTCACAAGATGTACTAGATGGATTGAGACTTGCAATAACTGGATTCCAACTATTTATTATAGAATCATTCAACTCAATAGTTGAACCTATACAAAACTCTGTAAACTTAGCTATAGAAGCCCTAAACAAACTACCCTTCAATGACGATATAGAGCCTATAGATTTAACGCTTGATACTGAATCTTTCAACACAAGAATTGATGAACTCATAGAGAGTATAAAAAGCAGGAGACCACAGATACCAGTAGAACCTACTATTGAAACAGAAGGTACACAAGAAGGCAGTATTACACCTCCTAAGGGTGACTCTACAACTGATGAATTAGATGGTTTAACAGCAGCATTTGCCGAATTGCAACCTGTTATAACTGAAGCTACTAATAAGTTTACAAATGACTTTGTAGAGTCACTTATGAATGGAGAAAATGCTATGAAAAGTTTTAAAGATTTATTCAAAGACATGGCAAGACAAATCATTGCTTCTGCTCTACAAATGCAGATTATCAAGCCAATAATGGATGCTATGTTTACCGCAGTAGGTCTACCAGTTGGTGCTAAAGCAGGTGGTGGTAGAGTACAGAAAGGTATGCCAACTTTAGTGGGTGAACGTGGAGCAGAAATATTTATACCAAATACAGGTGGTACAATTATGAATAACATGAACAGCAAAAACGCTTTATCAGGCGGAGGCGGTGTAACTGTAGTACAACATAATAACTTTGCTTTAGGTGTAGGTGCTACTGCTAGAGCAGAAGTAGCAAAACTTTTACCACAAATACAAGAATCTAGTAAAGCAGCAGTATTAGAAGCAGCCGCTAGAGGTGGTTCATTCAGAAGGGGGTTGATGGGTGGCTAGAATAATAGATATGCCAAGCACTCCTAACTTTGTCAGTAGCGAGTTTTCTTTATACAGAGCAATAGGACAAACAGCTTCACCGTTTACAGGTAAACAGAAAACACAAGAGTTTGATGCTGTATTCTGGCAAGCACAAGTATCTTTACCACCACTAAACAGAACACAGGCTGTAGAGTGGCAATCCTTTCTAATGCAATTAAAAGGCACTACAAACCATTTTAAGTTTGCTGACCCTGATGCCTTAACAAACACAGGAGACTTCACGACAACGCATCTAATCGCCGAGAACAGGGTATCTAACACCAACGTATCATTAGAAGTCACAAATACAAACACCATAGAAGCAAATGCAAGTACATTCGCGAATGCGATAGTTGGAGACTTCATTCATATAACAGGCATGACAAATGATGCTAACAACGGAACACATAAGATTACCACTAAGACAAGTAATACAGTTGTAGTTACTGATAGTGTTCTTGTAAACACATCTTCTGCAAACACAGGTTGCAAAGTACAAATGAACGTAAAAGGCGCAACAGGTCTTAACTTAAAAACATCAGGTAGCAATAGTGGAGGAATCAAGAAAGGAGACTATCTTGGTGTGCTAGGTGCATCTTCTGCCACAGCTAATCCAGTACAGCTAGTTATGGCTGTAGAAGATGCAACTGAGACAAGTGGTAGTCCAAATCAATATGCTGTAAGAACAGAGCCTAAGTTAAGGTCAACATTAGCAACTGGACACTTTGTAAGATTTGATTCACCAAAAGGTTTGTTTAGGCTATTAGATAATACTGTAGATTGGAATGCTGACCATAGATCACTATATGGCATCAGCTTTGGATGTATTGAGGTGGTCTAATGGCTACAAGAGCAGGCATAGATAGCGCAATAGAAGCAAGGTTAGGACAAGACCATCAAGAACTTTTTATTGCCGTAAAAGCAGAGTTTGATACAGATGACATACTTGTCTGGACTGGAAATGATGATCTAATTATAAACTCTGAAACTTATACAGGCGCAGGTACATTACTTGCAATATCAAGCATTGAAGATACTTTAGACCTCAAGCCTACAGGTATATCTATTGCTCTGTCTGGCATGGACTCTGATGTGTTGAATATGGCTCTGACTGAAAACTATCAAAACAGGGATATTAGTGTGTTCATGGGTTTTTTGATGGGTGGTAGCAACGAAGTAGCAGGTGTACTAAAGGTTTTTGCAGGTCGCATGGTTTCTCTTTCAATAGATGACACAACGGATGGTGCAACTGTTTCAGTTGAAGCTGAGAACAGATTGATAGA